GGCTCCCCTCCCCCCGGGCCCCGCCGCTCCCCCCCGCCGCGGGCCCGCTCCCTCCTGGGCCGGACCGACCGCCGCCGCGCTGGGCCTGCTCCATGCCGGGCCGGACCGACCGCCGCCGCGCTGGATCTGTTCCGCCTGGGCCGCGCTGATCGCCGCCCACCATCACCGCCGCCCACCATCACCGCGCCGCCACTATCAGCACTCCGCCAAACAAAAAAAACGCTTTTCGCCCTATAAGGAAGCGAAAAAGCGCCCCGAAAACCTGTCAATATCCCAACCGCCCAAACATTAAAAACCGCCATTTGTGAAACGTGCACAAAACCTGCCGCCGTTCATCCCCCTAAAGGGGGATGGCGTTTTTTTGCCGTTTGCCGCCTTGCCGAATGTTAAAAAATGCCGGGTGTATGCTGATGCCGCCGGGAACACAAGCCCACGGCAAACCCGGAACGCTATGCAGGGAGGGAGGAGCGAAACATGATGCCGAACGCACCAGAGACCATTGAGCGAATCACGGCAGAGCGCGAACAATACCGCGCCAAGCTGGAGCAAGCCGAAAAGCGGATTGCATTGCTCGAAAGAGCCATTGAAAAGCTTGTTTGCAGGCTGAAGGCCGCAAAGGCCAAGTAACAAAAAAGCCGCCTGCGCTCCACTACAGCACAGACGGCAAGGCAATACGACCGGGGCAGGGTCTCCCTGCTACCCTGCCCCAATTATACCACGCCAGCAGGCTAAACCGCAATACAGAAAGGGGCTTTACCATGAAGAAATTTGCCACCGTCGAAACCATCCGCGCCGCCATCAATTCCCGCCGCGATCGTTCCGCCTGGAATAAGGGCGTTAACCTCTATGCCCTCGACCTGCTGAACGACCTCGAGGAGCGCTGCGCCTATGAAGGCCGCGAACCGGAGACCCGCGAAGAGCTGACCGCGTGGCTGCTGAATGGTGCTTATAACTGGCAGCAGTATTCCGAGGGCGCTTGCTCTCTGGTCTGCGACTGCGATATCGCCGAGCGCCTTTGCACCCCGTCCGAGCTCAAGCGCACCCATGGCGGAGAACGCCAGCCGAACCGATGCGAACTTTGGCTTGACGTCCAGGCACGCGCCCTGAATCAGGCCGCAACCCGCATCCGCCGCGCCTATGTTGAGATCCAGCGCCGCACCGCCTGAACCTCTCCCGCAGCGCGTTTTTCGGCCTCTCCGGCTCCTCCAGTCGGAAAGGCCCATAAAGCGCACCGCATGCGCCATCAGCTTTCAAATCAAGAAAGGGGATTTTTTCATGACTATGCAGCTTTACACCCTTCCGGACGGCTCCGAATACCTCCGCGGCAATGGCCTTTCCGGTCTCCATGTTGACCGCACTTGCACCGCGCCGGAATGGTGCAACGCCCACGGCTACACACCGTCCTATCTCGTTTGCGATCAGCGCGGCGCCGTGTATACCGTCTTCCAGGCTCCCAAATATGGCATGGCCTGCGCGATCCCGGGCATACATATTTCGCCGTTCCCCGTCATTTTCCCCGAGATCCAGGGCACGTTTGAAGCCGCTGCCATTTCCAGCGGAACCGAAGACAAGACGCCTGCGATTTGCGGATACTATGGCCGCGCGTGCCGCTGCATGGGGGATCCTTCCGGCGCTTGCCGTGCCCTTTGCGCCCGCTGCCCGCTTGCGGAATACGCCGCAAACCTCGGTTCCATCTGACCGCCTCCCGCCGCTTTCAAATCAAGCAGCGCGTTTTCCGATCCGCCCGCACTCCTCCAGCCCGAGCGGATCCACAAAGCGCACAGCATGCGCCCATCGCTTCTAAATCAAGCAATCTATTTTCAAGGAGGCATCCCCCATGAAGCCCGAAACCACTGCCTATCTTCTCTCCCTCCTCGATTCCCAGTATGCCCACATCGCCGAACAGGCCCGCGTATCGAAGGCCGCCGGAGAGCGCCAGCACCTCTATTACAACGGCATGCGCACCATGCTTGAAGCCGTCCTTTCCGAAGGGTACACCGACGACGCCTGCATGCTCTCCGTATCCGCTGAAGGCGTGCATTCCGTCTTCGATCGTTCCCAAATCGAGCAGAGCTCCGAGCCGGAACCCGTTCCCGCAAGGCCGGATCTGCTCACCATCGCCCTGGAGCACGGCTTCACCGGCGCCGAGTTCGCCCGCCTGAGCGTCAAGCGCATCCGCCCCAGCGTCACTCAGGGCTTTGCCTCCATCTGCGTTGACGGCAAGGAAGTTATCAATTTTGCCGACGCTATGGTCCTTCGCTGCTCCGACGGCACCTTTTCTAACGGCTTCCGCACCCTTGACCCGGCAGAAGTTCACGAATTCGGCTATGAGATCTCCGGCTGGGGCTCCGTTAAAACCGACGAAGACTTCCTTCGCGCCGCCATCGCCCACCCGCTCGACTCGATCTATCACTATTCCGACATGCTCCGCAAGGCCCTTGTCCGCTGATCGTTCCCAAATCAAGCAGCGCGTTTTTCGGCCTCTCCGGCTCCTCCGGTCGGAAAGGCCCATAAAGCGCACAGCGCCCGAACCTTTCCCGCATCGTTCCTAAATCAAGAAAGGGGTTTGTATCATGCTCAGAATCAATCACAAGGCCGTCAAGGCAAAGGCCCTCCGCTGGATCTGCGAAAACGCCGACTTCACCGGCTATGAAGACTTCGCGTCCGTCGACTGTTCCGACCCGCACGCCGTCTGCGCTGCCCTTCTCTCCATCTGCCAGGCGGAGAAGTTTTACAGCACCTATCCGACCCCCGGTTCAATGCTGGAAGACTGGTGCATGGGCCTTCCCTCCGCGCTCGATACCGCTGAATATCTCTATCGCCCCGGCGCCCGCGATCTGCTCTGCGGCTGGCTGGAAATGACCGACGAAGAGAAGACCCACTATTGCGAATACGACTGCGCCGTCACGCTCAACCGCATCATTGTGCGCGAGATCCTGCGCAATGCCTGACCCGCCCAGCGTTCCTAAATCAAGCACGCCATTTTCGGTGCCTCCCGCAAATGCCCGCCGTTCCTAAATCAAGCAGCCCATTTTGAAAGGAGCATCCCGCCATGAAACTCTTCCGTGCCATCCTCGCCGCCCTGCTCGTCGCCATGTCCGCACCCGAAGGCCGCGAATGGTCCGCCGCCGCGGACGCCATCTTCACCCGCGAAGGCCTCTGATCCCGCCGATCGTTCCTAAATCGCCCAGCGCGTTTTTCGACCTGCCCGGCCCTCCAGTCAGGCAGGCCCATAAAGCGCACAGCGCCCATCGTTCCTAAATCAAGCAATCTATTTTGAGGAGGTACACCCCATGAAGACCTATGATCTCACCCAGGCTGCCGCCCATTGCTCCGCCATCCTGCAGGCCGCGTCCGGTGCAAACGTCGAACACCTGCACATGACCGCCGAGTACCTCTCCGGCTTCCGTTTCCCCGAACTCCTGCACGACAATCGCGATAACCCGCTTCTGCCCGGTGACGACTACCTGGTCATCACCTGCCGCAACGGCTATCAGTACTATGTCAACGTCACCGCCGACAGCGCCCTGACCGCCTGCGCGGAACTGTTCGCCTTCGCCTCCCGCAAACTCTGATCCCGCCGATCGTTCCCAAATCAAGCAATCTATTTTGAGGAGGTATTCCCCATGCGTAAACCCCGCCCCGCATCCTCGCTCCCGGTATACGAGCGCGCCGTCGCCCGCTTTCCGCACCTTGCATCCCTGGCCGATTCCCGCGCCTTCTGCCGCCAGCTTCTCCTGCTGGAAGCCGTCCCGGGCATCCTGCCCGTCGAATATTGGCGCATCGCCCGCATGACCGAAACCGGCAAATGGCCCGCCTGATCGTTCCTAAATCAAGCCGCCCTCTTCCCAACCCCGCCCCTCCTGTGCTATCATAAAGACACAGTTCCAAAAACGAAAGGAGCCAGCACCATGAAACTTAAGGACAAAACCCGTACCGTCGAAATCCACATGCAGGAATACAGATACGGCACATGGTACCCGGATTGGAGCGAAGATTTCTTTGACGCCGGCCAACTGCCCTACGACGAAGACGAAGACGCCTATATCGTCGCCAGCGTCGACTACTGCATTGAAATGGCGACCGATTGGAAGTTTGCCCGCGGCGATTTCCAGGAAGACGCCGAGATCGATCCGGACGACCGCGTCGTAACGATCGACGGCGACTCCGTCTGACCCATCGTTCCCAAATCAAGCACCTCTTTGGGAAAGGAGCGCTCATCATGCCTACGATCTGCATGTTCCGTGGGATCAAGATCTATATGAACTGGCGCGACCATATGCCGCCCCACTTCCATGCCGTTTATGGCGGCGAGGAAGTCGTCGTCTCCATCCACGACATCGAAGTCTTGGACGGCTCTCTGCCCGGCAAACAGCTCAAAATGCTCCTTGGCTGGGCCGCCCTGCATCAGGACGAGCTCGAAGAGAACTGGCTTCTGGCCATGCGCCAGCAGGAACTCTTCCCCATCGCTCCCCTGCAGTGAAGGGGTGCCAGCCCGTGAAAGACGTCTCTTTCTATCTCTCTCGCGGCTTTGATCGCCGCACCGCCGAGTATTATGCCGCCGGCCGCAGACGGATCCTGTCTGTCTGCGCGCTGCCGGCCTATACCCTCCGGCTTACCTTCGACAACGGCGAGACCCGCACCCTCGACTGCCGCCCGTACCTGCTCCCCGGCACCGTCTTTGAACCCCTTCTCGCCGCCGATGTGTTCTCCCGCGTCTATCTTGACGAAACCGGCTGCCCCGCGTGGGATATCGACCCCGCGGTGGACAGTGCCGTCGTCTGGTCCAACAAGGTCGACTTGGGCGCAGACACCTGCTATCTCGACAGCACGCCCGCCCATCGTTCCTAAATCAAGCAGTCCGTTTTCCCCAAATAGATAAAAGCCCCAATACAGCACCTTCGCCGTACCGGGGCTTTCTCTATGTTCCTAAATCGAGCAGCCCATTTTCAGGCCTCGCAATTCGGTTTCTCCGCAGTCGTGTTCAGATCCCAAGTAGTTCGAAGAACTCTTTTTCGCTCAGTATCTTTATCTTTCCTCCCTTTTCGATCTGTTCGATCGCCAATCTTTCGTTATCTGTCACCTCGCCCCTTTGGCGTTTCTCGTCTGCGACCACCAAGATATCTGTCTTCCCTGACACTTTCTTTGTCACATCTCCGCCCTTATCAAGCACCAGTTGCCACGCATCGCCTTTGCTGTATCCGTGTAACTCTCCGGTGATAACGACCTTCACTCCGTTCAGCGGCCCGTCTTCGCCATTTTCCGTACTGTTTGCCTTATATTCCGATATTTTCTTCTGCGTTCCCGTTTTCTTTTCCAACGCCTCTTTCAGGTTCGGGTCTTGTTCGATCTGTGCCAGCAGTTTATAAAACACCGCGCTGCAGATCAGACAGTCGGTAAGCGCACAGTGTGCTCCTTCCGTATCAATCCCCAACCGGCTTGCCGCATCGGTAAGCTTATGTCCGATTTTCCCTCCGGGGTATAACTTTTTGTCGATACTGAGCACATCGACGGTTTCGTTCTGGATCTCCGTACCGGCATATTTGGAAAAATACCTTTTGAGGACGACCCTATCATAAGAGTTGATGTTGTACCCCATCAAAACATCGTTTCCAACGAACCGCACAAACTCAGGAATGACCTCTTCCGGCCCCTTTGCATCCTTGAGCATCTCTTCGGTGATGCCGTTGATCTCCATAGACTCATTGTTGAATTTCCCTTTGGGCTTAATTCTGGCGCAGAATCGAGCTGTTTCCTTGCCATCCCTGTACCGAACAGCAGCCGCTTCTATAATCTTGGCAAACGCTGGATTGTTGCTTGTCGTTTCCAAATCCACCACGGTATAATCCTGCAGAGCAGATAACGCGATAGCCCCGCCTTCCTTGTTCATTTTTCCGCCCTCTTTCAAATATTGTCGCCCGTATCAGCGCACCTCCAGTATAGCACTGCATAGCTGCCCAAACAAGCAAAAGCCCCGATACAGCACCTTCGCCGTACCGGGGCTTTCTCTATGTTCCTAAATCAAGCAGCCCGTTTCCGAGCCGCCCGCCAGAGCTCCTTTTTCTTTTCATCAGCACAGTTTCGCAAAGTCCTTGAGCGCCTGCCCGTGCCACCTGTGCGCCGTGGTCACGTCCCGTCCGATGCTCTCCGCGATATTTTCCCATGTCGCACAGTTCAGATACCGCATCTCCAGCACCACCCTGTGCTTCCTGTCCTCGATCATGTCGATCTTCCTGCGCACATCCTCTTTCAAATCAAGCAGCCTCTGCATCTGCCTCTCGCATTCTCTGCTTTCCTCGATCATCCTGTCCCGAATCTTCGTGAAGTCGCTGCCGCTGCCGCCCCGGGGCATCCCGGTCATCACCGATGTGCATTTCTTACTCAGCGCGTCCAGCCGTTCGATCTGCTCCAGCTTCATCTTCACCGATTCGTCGGCGAAGACCACCTGCATCAAATAGTTTTTCGCTTTCTCTGACTCTGTCAAACAGCGCCTCCTCTCCCATGTGTGTTCCCTTTCATCCCTCTTACCATGCGATGCGCGTCTTGACCTTCCCTGCGCATTCCGGACAGAAGCATTTGTATCCGCCCTGGCCGACCCTCCAGCCCTTCGCCCTCGCATAGTCCATCATTTCCTGTACGCCGCCCTTGTCCGCCTCGCGCGTGATCACAGCCTTGCATTCATCGCAGAACGCCTTCATCAATACCCTCTTTGTTACCGGCATTTTCCTTTCTCTCCTTTCCCCTCGCCTCGCGCACCATCTCGCGCACCTGTTCCTTCGTCGGGTACCGCCCGCATGTCCTCTTGCCTTCCGGGCACCACAGATAGTGTTCGCATTGCGGCACCAGCCTTTCGGCCAGCGGCCTGTTCAGTTCCCAAATCAAGCCGCGCATTTCCTGCGCAAGCTCCCGGGCAAATTCCTGCGCCCGCACACACAGCCGCTTATTGCAAAACCGCATCAGCGCCTCCGGCGTAAACCCGATCGTAAAGGCCGTTGTCGTCGCCCTTGGCAGGCAGAAGTTCGCAGCCTCCGTCGCCTCCGCAGGCGAAACGCCGCCCTTCTCCAGCATGCCCTTGATCACCCTGCGTTCCCGGTTGATATGCTCCATCAGCGCCCCGTACCGCGCCCTCGCCCGTTCGTTGCGCTCGATCCTGCCCGGCACCGCCCACGCAAACCCGTCCTTATCGATGTACCGAAACGACGCCATGTTCTTCACGACCTCGTCCGCCGGCACGTTTGCGATCCGGTCGATCTCGTCTGCGATGTCGTAATTGTCCTGCATCTCAAAGGGCACCTTCACGCCGATCTCATGCCGCAGACATTGCTCTGCCGTGCCGCGGTCAACGCCGTCCACTTCAAATTTGATGTACTCGCATCGGCTGCCGCTCATGTGCTCCGTCTCTATGCAGCTCTGCCCCACGCGCTTTGCGTACTTCTCAGGCGTGCCGTAGCAGACCGCGGCAAACTGCCCGTGAGCCACTTGGATATTCCTGACCGCGTCAGGATTCAAACATCTTACCCGCACCTCTGTCCATCCTCATTTCATACACGATTTTCTTTCCGTTTTCCATGATCGCGTTGATATACCGCGGATACTTCTGCCCCGGATTGAACCTCTGATCCTCCGGCAGCACCGAAAGCAGTTTCGTGTGGTTCGCCTCACATGCCATGCAGTCCTCGTCGTCCGCATAGACCGCGCCGCAGACCTCGCATTTGTATAGCTTCTGTTTCACCATTGTCTTCGTCCTCCGTTATTCGTCTATCCTCTCGTTCTCGTCCTGAATCCCGTAACGTACAATGCTCCCGTCGCTCATCACCACGTCCACCACGTCCGGCCACCTGCGCGTCTGCCTGTATGCCCGGACAACGCTCTTCTCCGGAAGCATAACGCTCTTCGGCCGCGAATGCAGATCCTCGTGCGCCCTGCACTTCTCCTCATCGACAAACCTCAGCCCGCAGCAATCGCATACAAACTCCGTCGTTACGACCGTTTTCAAATCAAGCCCTCCGTTTCTGTCAGTTGTTCTGTGCGCAGTCCACAAACCATGTGAACGGGCCGTGCCATCCCAGCTTCACCGTTCCCAAGGAACCGTTCCTCTGCTTGGCAATGATGATCTCCGCCTTGTCCCTGTCCTCCGTGTCCGGGTCGTAGTACTCTTCACGGTGCACGAACATCACCACGTCCGCGTCCTGCTCGATCGCTCCGGAATCGCGGATATCACTGAGCATCGGGCGATGGTTCGTCCTTCCGGCAGGCGCGCGGGAAAGCTGACTGAGCGCCACAATCGGCACGTCCAGCTCCTGCGCAAGGCCCTTGAGCGCACGGCTGATCCCGGCGATCTCTTCCTGCCGGGAACCAAACTGCCCGGCGCCGCTCATCAACTGCAGATAGTCCACCATGATCAGATCCAGACCGCCCTCCATCTGGAGCCTGCGCGCCTTGGACCGCATCTCCGGCACCGTGATCCCGCTCGTCGCATCGATGTAGATCTTGCTCTCGCCGATCATGGCCATCGCCTCGCACAGCCGCATCCATTCGTCCGCTTCCAGTTCTCCCCGGCGCACGCTCTGCATGTTCACCCGCGCTTCCGTGCACAGCATGCGCATCGCAAGCTGCTCCGCCGGCATTTCAAGAGAAAAAACAGCCGCTTTTTTTCCCTGCCGGATCGCCGCATTGCCCACAATGTTCATTCCGAATGCAGTTTTTCCCATGCTCGGCCTCGCCGCGATCAACACCAGCTCTCCGCCGTGCAGTCCGGTCAGCATGTCGTCCAACTCGCTGTACCCCGTCGTTACGCCCTCGATCCTGCCCTTGCTGATCGCCAATTGTTCGATCTTCTCATACGTCTTGAGCAGCACCGGCTGTATCGGCTCCAGCATTTCGCCGCCCTTGCGCATGCTGATGTCGTATACCATCTTTTCCGATCGCGCCAAGACCTCCGCCGTGTCCATGCCGCTCCCCGCCAGCCTTGAAATCTCGCCGCCCGCTTCCATGAGCCGCCTCAGCGTCGCTTTCTCGTCCACGATTTTGATATACGCCTGCACGTTCGCAGCCGAAGGCACAAACCGGCTCAGCTCCATCAGGTATTGAAACCCGCCCACGCCCTCCAGTTTGCCCTCTCGCCCCAGCATCTCGTCCAAGATCACCACGTCGATCTTCTTCCCGCTGCTCGCAGTCCTGCGCATCGCAGAAAATATCTCCCTGTGCGCCGGATCATAAAAATCCTCGCTCTTGAGCTCTTCGATCGCCGCCATCGCAGCCTTGTCCGAGATCAGCATGCTGCCCAGCACGCTCTTTTCCGCGTCCGCGTGGTGCGGCGGCAGCCTCGCCTCCAGCTCCTTCTTG